GCCTCGAAGTAGATCTTGTCGGCTTCGGCGGCGAGCTTGCGCGTCTCGGCGTCGTCCTTCTCGCTCGGCTTCTGCAGTGGCCGCCACTCGATCGACCAGATGTCCGGCTCCTTGCCGGCTGTCGGTCCGTCGGCCGACAAGAGCAGCAGGCGGATCAGCCACTCGAGGTTGTACGTGTGGTCCTGCTGGCGCTGGCCGACACGCTCGTACCAACCCTCGGCGTCGTGCTCGCCGGTGGCGTTCAGCCCGGCCGGCGACATCCCGAACAGCCGCGTCATCGGCATGTCGGCCGCGGCGGAGATCAGCTGCGCGAACTGGATCAGCAGGTCGGCCAGGCCGGCGACCGACGTGGTCACGTTGATCATGTCGTCGTTCGCGTCGATCGGCAACGCTCGCAGGGCGTTCGCGACCATGTCCATCGCGGCGACGCGCTTCTGCAACAGCGCCTCGCCGCCCTCCACGCGCAACATCTCCGTCAGGTCCTTCAGCTTGAAGACCCGCTGCGAGAAGTTGTGCAGGATCGTCGCGGCGCTCCCCCACGACAACCCGAAGTCGGCGAGCACCTCGGCGACCCGGTTCATCACCGAGTCGCCCCATCCGAGGCGCTGGCCCGGCAACGTCTGCTCCGTGAAGCGCAGGCCCGGCCAGATCGCCAGCCGGCTCTCGTGCACGATCACGGTCCGCGCGCTCGCGCCGGCCCCTCCGGACAGCGGCCAGAGCTGGTAGTGCGACGGCCGCCGGAACTTCTCGGACGTCAGGTCCGTGTACCAATAGACGGGCACGAGCTCGCGCGGCTCGAGCAGGTGAATGGCTGCGACGCGCGCGATCCGGGGCGAGCCCGCGTCGAGCTCGAGCGGCGCGTCGAGCGGCCCGAGCGCGCCCTCGAGCACCGGGAACAGCGCGGCTCCGCCGCACGTGCGCTCCATCTGACCCGCCGCCATGACGCGCTTGGCGATGCACAGCGCCTCGGCCGCACCCATGACCTCCTCGGCCTGTTCCTTGTCGTCGAGCTTGAGCTCGAAGCCACGGCGGAACGCGTCAGCGTCGGGCAGCTCGCACACACGGGCGGCCAGCCAATTGCCTCGGCGCAGGTCGATCGCGGTGAGATCGTTGACAGCACAGGTCCGGTGCGTCGTGACGGTGCGCCGATCGCGCGTCGTCCCGTGACCGAGGAACGCGTTGACGTAGCCGTCGGCGCGCTGCTGTCGGCGTGGTCGACCCGCTGGGTTCCCGCTGACACCCGGAGGGAAGGTGCCGTCCACACGTCGTGCCTGTTCCTGATCGGCCATGCTGATGAACAGGCTGGCGAACAGGCCGGATGAGGCTCCGGTTCAGGACCCGAGCAGGCGCCAGCGCGATTGCGGGTCCTCGATCGGCGCGTAGTGGGCGAGCAGCTGCGCCAGGGCGTCGACGCGATCGTCGTGCCGGCCGTTCGGGAACAGCGCGTGCTCGCCGACGAACGCCGCGATCCACGGCGCGCCGTCGAGCAGGTGGACCATGCCGGCGGCCAGCGCCGGCACCATCGCGAGCGCGCGCTGCGACTTGGTGCCCAGCATGTGCGTGGTGAGCTCCTCGATCACGACGATCCGCAGCGCGCCCTGGCTCACCTCCTTGCGCAGCTGCTCGACGATCGCCGGTCCGACGACCGACTTCTCGACGAGCACCTTGCGGCACGAGGGATACGTGACGAGCAGCGCGCGGATCGTGGCGCACGTCTCGAGGAACGTCATCCGGCGGCTCGCGTCCTCGAGCACGAAACGCCGCGGGCCCTTGCCGCCGACGACGAGCAGGCCGACCTGGTCGCCGTCCTCGACCGCGTTGCCGGTCGGGTCCACGGTGATCGTCACCCAGTCGAAGTCGAGCTTGCCGTCCTTCGTGACGTCGACGAGCGTGAAGCGCTTAAACCAGTCGCGCTTGATCATGCCGCCCTCGAGCGGTGCCGGGCGCTGCTGGTACTGCGCGGCGTAGCCGTACGGCCCGAGCTCGAGCTTGCGCTGGTCGAGCACGGCCGGCGGGAACCGCGCGGGGTGCAGACATTCGCCGCGCGGCCGCGGGTCGCGCCGCGTCGACTTCCCGTCGATCGCGACCGCGATCGGGAAGTCCTTGGTGAGCGCGTCCGGGGCGTTCTCCATCTGCAGGCACAGCCACGCCCAGCCCTGGCCGAGCACGTGCGACGAGAAATCCTTCTCGGCGATCGCCTGCATGATGCCGGTGCGGATCGAGCACCGCGGATCGTTGACGCGCGACGACAGCGCGACGTCCCAACCGTCGAGCACCGCCTGGATCTGCCCTTCAGAGTCGCGCGGGTCGTGCGGGTCGTCGACGAGGATCCAGTCGAAGCCCTCGCCGACCACGTTCGAGTCGAACCCGCGCGCGACACGCGAGCCGCCGGCGGTGTTCGCGAAGTTGCTGACGGCGTTCTGATCGTCGCGAAGCGTCCAGTCCGGCGAGAACCAGCCCTGGTACCACTCGCTCGAGATCAGCGCGCGCACGGCGAGCGCGTCGCGGAACGACACGCGCGGATTCACCGACAGGCAGCCGATGCGCATCTCGGGGTGGTCGAGCCACGCCCACGCCGTCGCGCACACGGACACGATCGTCGACTTCGAACAGCGCGGCGGGATGTTGATCAGCAGATCCTTGATCGGCTGCTCGAACGACGCGTCGGCCCGCGCGCTGGCCCAGCCTTCGATCTGCGACTGCACGTGATCGGCGACGACGTCGACGTACCAGGCGTCCTCGAACCGCACGCCCGGATTGGTGACGTGCCACGACTCGCGGACGAAGTGGCGCAGGTGCCGGCGCGCGTTGCGACGGCGAAGCTCGCGCTTTGCGAGCTCGCTACGCGCCCTCGCCGGTGTGATCGACTCCAGCAAGCTCGACCAGCTCCTCGTCCGTCAGCTTCGACACGTCGCTGCGGTCGAGCGCCGATCCGCCGACGCTCATGTCCATCGTCTGCTTGGGGTAGCCGTAGGCGCGCTCCTTCAGCAGCTTCGCGGCGGCGATCTGGTCGCGCACGCTACCGTCGCCCTCGCCCATCGCGATCTTGAACAGGTGCAGCGTCAACCTCGACCAGCCGTCGAGGTCCATGCCGTTCTCGGTCTTCCGCTGCTCGGCGACCAGCTCGCGCACCAGGCGCTCGAGTCCCTTGGTCCGCCCGCCGGGGTTGCCGCTCTGTCCTTTCACGAAACGTCCTGCCATGACGCGTTCAGCCTCCCGATTCGCCGAGCTCGGCCGCCGACAAACCGGCGGCGCGCAGCTTGGCCAGCGCGCGCGCGGCGACCTCGCGGAACTGCGACGGGCGCAGACCGACCGCGCTGGCCATCTGCTCGACATTCATGTCCCGCGCCCTGGCCGACACGTCGAGCCCGCAGCTCGGCGGCACCGGCCAGTCGGCCCACGCCGGGCGCAGCGTGGTCGCCGGATGCTTGCCGTCGGCGGTGCGCCGGCCGCGCCGATCGTGCCCGTCCACGCGCCACAGGTGGAACGGGCACTTGACGTGCCCGCACGGTCGCTCGACCGGGCAGTCGGCGAGCGTCTCCGGCACGACGTCGTCGATCACGACCTCGCCGCCGCCGATCAAGCGAAGCCGGACGCTGCGCTTCACGGCGCCGACCTCTCAGGGCGTCGGCGAGCAGAAGCACTCGCTATTCGGATCCCAGCGCGGCGTGAGTCCGCCCGGGCACGTGTCGCTGGGCGGCGTGCACACGAGCTCACAGCTCGGAGGGCGCGTCTCGTTCCAGATCGCGGTGTTGCCGTTGTACGTGTAGAAGCCGTGCTCGACGCACCACCCGATGGTGCCGTCGAGGCCGAGGCACGTGATCGCGCCGTAGATGTCGCGCTCGCACGGTTGCCCCCAGGGCGCGGGATCGTACGGCACGAAGGGCGCGTCGATCGCTGCGTCCGCGGGCGACGCGTCGAGCTCGGCGTCCGCAACGGGCTGTGAGTCCGTGCCGGCAGCGTCCTGGTCGCTCCTTCCACCGCCGCCGCAAGCCGCCAGCGCCAGCATGAACAACGTGATCCGCATTCGATCCCCGATTCTATGACTCCGGCGACCACCGTCAACCGGCCGTTTTGCTCCACCCTCCGCATCGTCAACCGATCCTTTCGCAGCGCTGCGGTCGCAGCGCGCCGACCAGCGCGATCATCGCGGCGTCGATCGCGTGCGACCACTGCGACGGCGGGATCGCTTCGAAGGCCTTCGCTGCGCGGGGATGGTTCGACAGGATGTGCTCTGCCGCGCGGCGGGCGAGCTCTCCGTAGTCGACGTTCTTCCCCGCGTTCGGCAGCACCTCGCGCTGCCACCGCTGCGGCGCGATCGTCAGCAGGCGCGGCTGCGGATCCAGCATGGCGTGGATGCCGATCAGCGCGCCCCACGACAGCGCGATCGGCACCATGGCGTTGACGCCGCCGGGCGGGAACGACATGCGCTCCACGACGATCGAGCTCAGGTTCGCGCCCTTCGCCTTGGCCGCGAGCACGCCGGCCTGCACGGTCATGCGCCGCGCGCGGTCGAGCGTCACCGGGGCGTCCTTCACGCGCTTCGTGATCACGACGCCGACGTCGACGAACGAACAGTTGGTCTCGTCGAGCAACGCCCAGCCGCCCGTGCCCATGCCGGTGTCGACGCCGAGGATCACGCCGCCTCCGAACGGAATCGATGCGTCGTGATCGTCAGCCGTGCGCCGTCGAATTCGACACGAAATGCGCCGACCGACAGCACGATCGGAAGCGCACCGACACGCATCCACTCGGCCGCGATCTGGCGATTCGATCGACCGACGTGCACGACGTCCCATTCGTAGACGTGGTTGATCACCCGTACCTCCGTCGTCGGCCCC